CCTCTCATTTGTAGGCCCTGAGCATATTGTTGAGCCAATTGCTGACCTTTTTGTCCGTAAGGAGCAGCAGCATTTGTAAGCGCTAATAGTTGTTCAGATAAAGGTGATTTTTGAAATGCAGGACCGCTCATAGCCTCTCTTAGACCTCTTTGAGCTAGATAAGTTGACAACTGGTCTCCTCCAAGCTGCCCTAAAGACATTCCAAGGCTTTCTGCAAGTTTTCCTCTTTGTGATGGCTGACCCTGTATAAACTGAACCATTTAATAGCCTCCAAATGCTCTAAGACCCGATGAGAGTGCAGTTGGTAAAAATCCTTGATGACCTGGTTTATTGTAATAAGCAAATGGTTGAATACCTAAACCCTGACCTGTCATAGTACTGTATTGACCAAGAATATCTTGGATGCTCTGTCTTTGTAGTCCTGATTTCATCTGAGCGAGATTGGTCTGTAAGTTAGCTCCAGCTGCTCCTAAAGCTTGACCAAACCCAGAAGAAGATAAGGCTCCTCCCTGAGCCCCTGCTCCCGCAAATCTTTCTGCAATATTTGGAATTGTTTGCTGCTCGAACTCTTGACGATAGGGAGCTTCGAAATTCCCATAAACTTCACTATTCGGATCTAAATATTGCTGCAAGAGATTAATGGCTTGACCATAGCCTCCTTGACCACCCAAACCTTGAATATTTCCTAAGAGTTGTTGTAAAATCTGTTTTTGTTCGGGGGAAAGACTTTCCAGTTTTTTAACCTTATCTTCTTTACCAAAAAGAAAATCAAAAAATGCCATATTTCACCTCTTCCGCATGTTGCTCAACGTTTTCGTTCTCGTCAATTCTTTAACCATTCGATCACGACATAGCATATTGTGAACGCCGTCCTATTGCTTCCTGTAATGATATTCACGTTTGTGGCATCCAGATAAATCTCTATGTTGTTAGCCAGTGTCGGAGAAGCGTAAGGAATAGGAATGTATATAAGAGCTACTGGATCTGTTGCTGCTGCATAAAGATGGGTAAGACTGGAATTGGCATCAAAAGAAATTCCATGAGCTACAGATTTCGTTCCCGCATTGGGCAGAGGTCCGAAATCTATAACCTTTCTGTAGACATCTCTATTTTGCATAGGATTTGAAGTCGTGAAATATTGCTGAAAGCTTGCTAATTCTTGAGGAAGATAAAGCCCGCTAACCTTGGTGTTAACAGCATTCGCAGTACGTTTATAAGTCTCAGTGTTAACGACTTGTAAAAGAGTTGGATCTTGCGGATACTCTATACTTATGGGAAGCTGATTTGTCTGTAAAGGATTGTCGGATGTGAATGCCATATTAGAATGGGTTTATCCCTCCCGGCCTACTCCATAAACATATTGCATTAAGCTCCCATGATGCTTCGTGAACATCCATATCATTCATCAACTCATCGTCCAAAGTCAGTCCTAGGCGTATATATTGCCCAAAAGCTGTGGCATAAAAGCGGTGCCACGCATATTGTTGAGCGCTCCCAACATTCATATAGTAGGGACTCGTCAAATATGTTTCAGATTGCTGATTTGCAACGTTTGAAAGGAAATTAGCTCTTTGTCCTAGATATGAGTTTACGTAAAGCTCTGCTGTAAATGCCGGGGTCGTTGCTTCAGCAGACTTTGTGTTTACATCTGTCTGAAAATCTACATAGGATAGAGCTATTTGAGAGGATATTGGGCTGTGAGGGTTGAAGTCTTTCGATTGGCAGTTGAATCTTGGTAGCAATGCGACCGTTCCTCCGCCCATATAAGTAGCTGTGGTGACAGGAGTAAAGCTAAAATCAGAATACCATGTCTGCGTCGTAGAACTCCATCTGAATAAAAGAAGTTGTGTTTCACTTTCAACCTGAACCATGTAAATTTTATCATTGAGATCAGTGCTTACAGGTGCTCCAGCATCGAAAAATATCAGTCCTTCAAGATAAATTATGTCTCCTGTTTCCAGATTGTGATTGTTGACCGTAATTTCTACGGTTGTCGGAGGGCCCGCTGTCAATGTTACGGCTGACACGGAGAGGCTTTCTTCATTAGAGACTTCGCTAGTAGCATATTCTTCGATAAATCCTTGCTGATTTCCAGATACACTCAAAGAATACAGTTCTGCCGTTGACTTATCATCCCAAGTTACATCGACATCATCCCACGTTACATCAAGACTATCCCACGTGATTACAAGATCAGAAGGAAGTTGAAAAACTCCAAAGGCTGTCACATTGTCCCTAAAAATAGCCCATGTATTGTTTCTATAATTGTAAACTATGACGCGGTTAGGAAACTTCCTTGTGAAAGATCCTGCTAATTGATTAAGTGTGTCCGTATAGCACCAATAAACTAGTTCTTTATCGAAATTTCGAAGGCCCCACACACGTTGTGGACCACTTTGAACATTGGCTATTTCAAAAACCTGATCAGGGATATCAAGATCTATCCTGTCGACAGTGATGCCAGAAGAGGAGACAATAGCCTTATCTCCTATGGAAAGGACGCCTTGATCAAAAATGATAGCTGAAAATGTTGATTCTGTGCCGAAATCTGTAGAAATACGTTCCCATATGAAAGGTAAGCCATATTCTCCTATATATCTAAGCTGCCATGTAGACCTTTCAAACCCCACTATAAGCGTATTTTTGTAAAAACTGGCAGATACAATTTGCTCAGATGTTGGAGCGTCAATAAAACCACCTTTACCAAATTGATCCGATCTCCATGCATCAACAGCTATGGGATCTCCAATTTGTGAGAATCTACAGCGATTTCCTATTTGAACAGCGCCAGCATATCCTCCTCCCGTTGTGCCTTCATAGACGTTCAGAGCAAGAAGTCTTCCATAGTAAGGTATTATGATCCGAGCTTGATACAGGTTGTTTAAAGCATCTACAAGAGGATTTAAGGCTGTCCAAGTAGTTCCATCACTATATCTTATGGGATTGGCGGCATCGACGACGAAATTTGTGGCAAAAAATAATCTGGATTGAGGTGTTGATCCTCTGTAATTTGTAGCCCAGAAAAAATCTGCATCTGTTCCAGACCATATCGTTCCAGGAATAAATTCTAAAAATGCACTTGACGCTACAGACCATCTGTAAGCATAGATAGTGTCAAAAAAAATAGTTTCCTCATTATTGGAGGCGGCTTGCTCTCTCTGCCAGATACCCATAACAGGAAGTGTGGGATAATATATGAAAGTAATTGTGATTGCTGCTGCCCCAGCGACTCCCGTAAGCGTTATATCTCCTGTGGCATAATTTATCGTTCCTGAACCTGCCGGAACTCCTACAAGAGTACCATCTGTGATTGTTGGCTCTGTTAGCGTGTCGGCTCCGACAACAACGGTAATGGAACCTTCCGCTATTTCTGCTGTGGCCTCAAGTGTAAAAATAGTGACGATATTCCCAGAAAAAGTTCCTCCACCACCTGTAACCCCAAGCGCTTCTGCAGTGAAAAGTCTTCCAAGACGTCCTATGAGCTTATTGCCTTCCTTTTTCTTTATGCGCTCACGCCAACAATAAGCATTTTCAAGAGTGGACCATGCTTGATCTTGAAGCAAAAATGGCTTTTTGTTCTTTGTGAGCCCTGAAGCCATTCCTGTTATGTAGGTAGGCTGAAGTTGCATTAAAAACCTATAGCCATCCAATAGATGGGGTCTGTGCTAGAGCTTGTGTTATCATAGGCAAAGCTTGTTAAGCTTACAGCAACGCTATTGTCTATGTAGGTGTTCTGAACAGAACTACTATTGTTTCTGGACAACCCTATTGTGATCGAGTAATACCCAGTCGTAAAAGTAATTGGAAAGGTAATTGTTCCTGATGATCCAGGAGTTGTCCTTGCTCCATATTGAAGCAGCAATCCCCCAGGAAGAAAAGTCCATCCTCCAGTGTGATCTGCTGCATAAGCAGTATTTGTAGCGAACAATGCTGTTGAAGCAGCAACTGGACGCGTCATTCTGTATTCAAAACCACTATTTTCTGCTCTAAAAAAAAGACTCGTTTCTGCAGGACTAGTCCCAACTTTAGCATAAAAACCGCCTTCATTTACAGCTGTTGTCGGAGCTGAGCCTTGTTCAGGTAGCTGAAGAAACTTATGCTTTCCTTGATCTGCCAAATTTATGGCAACATGATTTACTCCAAGATCTGCAACAATCGCAGTGAAATTATCTCTTATGGGTACTTTAGAAGCTCCTAATGATTGTCCATTCTCGGGTTGTCCAGGTGTAAATGTCATTCTATCCTCCGCTAGGGAAGCCCCATCCGCTGGAGCCATAATTGTGGGTTAGTTGGTCGCTAAACAAAGTAGCTATCCTCTGTGAACCTAGCTGACCGTAAACTCTTGCTTCATTTCGCGCGTAGTGCTCAGCGAGTCCTTTATCCATCAAAGCTATGCCTTGAGGGTCTAATCTATCTTCATAAACTTTTTTAGAGGCGCCAAAGGCTATCGTTTCCCACCACTCTAGAAGTTCTGGAACGCCTGTATTGGCACCATCATAGACATCAGAGCCTAGAAGCACTTGTGAAGGCAATCTATAGCCCGTTACTTTAATGGTATAACCCTGATTTGGAACCGGGCGAAGAGTAAACTGATTTTGAAAGAAGAGGATTGAGAGAGGAATAGATGTTTTAGTCGGGTTATACTGAGCTTGTATGTTATTTCCAGAGGGAACGATCGCTGTAAATACTAAGCCAGTGATAGCCCCAGTTTGATAATCTATTGTTCCAGCAGTGCAGTCTCCTATAAGATTTCCATTTCCATCGTCAGTGACGTTTAATGTGCCCGATCCAGTATTTGCTGTTATCAGAATATTTTGAACGCGTGAGATGTTTGCTTGTGCAAAGACGGGTGGCACTCCGGTAGGAAAGACGCCTGTAGGAGAGGTGTTGGTTGTCACAATCGGATTGTTGTTAACACTTCTTACAATGACGCTCTGAAGTCCATTTTGGCTGCTGGATGTTCCTTGCAATGTGCCCGCATAAGGCCCTGTTGTCCCGTCTCCAGTAGTAAAGTTATCTTGTTGTTGCCAGTTGTAGTTGACTCCATAGAAGGACCATGGATCAGTGAAAAGCTTGATCTCTCGGTTCATGCAGTAGCAGGGCATCTCAACTGTAGACCAATGATTATAGTCAAAAGGATAGACATCAACATTCTGAAGCGTATTGAAAGTATAGGTGTCTTTGAGTTTTAAGCTTCGAAATTCTGCTGGGAAGTCATAAAGATAAAAACTGTTGATATAGTCAATGATCTGGGCGTCTGTCATTTGAAGTGTGGTGGCACTTCCCGTGAGCTTTCTTACTTTCACGATAATATCAGCGAGTGTTGCAATGCTCATAAATCTGGCCTATTGTCAAAAGCATCTTCTAGAATCATTGTAGGGCTATATAAACTTAAATCTACTCCTGAAGAAGAGGGGACGCAACAAGGGGGAGTTGTTCCAGTTAGATCTCCAGGAATAGCAAAAGCTGTGAAATTATTGCTGTCTATATCCACAGTGATTGAGTCGTTTGTATGGGATAAGACTTTTCCAGCTTTTTGATTCATCTCAGACATTCCATAGGGTCGAGAAACTCGAAGAGACACGATTTCATTGTTCACAAAGTCATGATCTTCTGTAAACGTCACGACAGCATTTAGAGCATTCGTGATCGCCGATATTTCTCTAACTCTAGGGAAAAACTGACTCACACAGATTCCACGGGTATAAAGTTTACGCGAGACTGTATTTCAAAAGTGCTTGATACACCCCTTGCATTAGGATCCAAGTTGGGGATAATTTTTCTAACTTTTTTCTTTGTGTTGTTTAAGTGTCTTACAACACCTGCAGGAAGCTCTGTCACTTCACCGTGAAAGAGTTTGTAGGTGACAAGAGGATCTCCTTTAAACCATCTATAGGCAAATTCTAAGAATCCTCCTTGAGCATCTACAAATTCAAATCTGCCTTTTACAAGCTTTTCATGTTCTTTACGCATCTGTTTAATGCGCTCTTCGTTTCGCTCTGCGGGCAGTTTTGCTGTTTTCTTTCTGCTAAATTCTTTGATTAGAACCATTATCTCTCCCTTAAAGTTTAAAATTTACCCCCACCCCTGAGGGTGGAGGATTTATTGCATTAGAACGATTGGTAAGAATCGTACTTATATGCTTGCCATAACCAAACGTCTTCAGCATCAGAAGCGTGGGCACTTACGTTGAATAAGCCAGTTCCGAGGTGAATAACGCGTGTGTTTCTATTGTCAAAAGCATCCAGAAGGTTAGTTCCAGGAGGCTGTTGAGGAATAGTTGCACTTCCATTGAAAGGCACAACGCCAGAAGATGAGGGAACACACACAGCAGGACTTACACCAGCGTCGGCAACTGCCGAAGTTGGGAAAGCAAATGCTGTAAATCCGGATGTATCAAGATCAAGAGTGATCGAAGATACAGTCGCACTATTTGTGACACTCAGTACTCTAGCGGGAAGATTGTTGATTTCATCCATCCCAAAATCACTGTCGACTCTGAAAGAAACGATTTCACCAGCAGTGAAGTCGTTTTGTTCAGTGAAGGAAACAACTGCTTGAGCTGCTTGTGTGATATTGGCTATGTATCTCCAACGAGGATACATTTTGTTAGGAATGAACTTCACAACCTGTCCAGCAGTAGCATCCGCTGCAAAGGTTATCCCGCTGCTAGCAATATACCCTAAAGTGATGCTTACGTTTGCTGTAACAGCTGTCACCTGGAATGTATATCCAGCAATCTGGAGTTCTCCAGTTGTGCTATAAAGACGAACATAGTCCCCAACAGAGATCGTTCCTGTACTTGCCATAGTCACAACGAACGTTCCGGCACTACCGGTAATTGCAGTTGTTGCTAAAGGAGCAAATGTAGGAGGATTTGTCGTATCATATGTCGAAATACCCAGCGTAGTGATCGTATAAGATGTCATCGCCGGTACTTGTGGAGTAGAACCTTCCGATGCCTGCAAAATACCTCTTGCGGTACCTTGAGCCATGGATCTTTCCCACCACCATTCAATAGCTTGAGCATCTGAAGCTTCTCCCCATCCCGTGATAGATTTCAACATAATGAAATCTGGTGGGTCTTGGCTTTGAAGCGTCAGATCAAGCCCAGAGGCAATATTTGCTGTTGTTAGGGAAAATGTCCCTCCAGCAATCATTTGAAAAGGCAACATGTTGACCTCCTAGTCGTGCATTGTTGAACGAAGGTTTAGAATCCAGAGGTCGTTCGTGATGCACTGACCTTGATAGAAGCTGCAACCTGCTGTATGTCTTAGCATACAAGGGTCGTTGTTGTATCCTGGCGGCAGATAGATAAAGCGTGCTTTACCACCGGCTTGCCAAACGACTTTATAAGCTTCTTTAGCCGCTATGAAGCAGTTAGCGATATCTTCCCCATCAGCGGAAGCATTGGCTGTAATAGAACCAAGCTCTGATACGAAGAA